GTACAGACGAATATATCTCGAAAGTCATGGAGGGAAAGTAAATGGCTAGAATCGGCCTTAGCAAGCCCTATATCGCGACCTATGTCAATAACAACGGCACGGTCACTTACTCCGCCCGGACGGTCCTGGGCAAGTACACCAATATCGACATGAGCCTGGACAGCGCGGATGAAAACATCCTTTACGCTGACAACGGCCCTGCCGAAACCGACAGCCAGTTCAGCGGCGGGACCGTCACCGTCACCACCGACGACCTGCGGGCGGCTGCCTTCAAGACGGCCCTTGGCCTGGTGGAGGAAGCTATCGCGGCCACCGTGGCCACCACGTCCCCGACGCCGAAGTGGATGGTGTTCAATGACAGCCAGGCGGCCCCCTACTTCGCGCTGGGCGGCATCATCAAGAAGAAGGTGGACGGCGCCTACAAGTGGCAGGCGTTCATCCTGGAGAAGATCAAGTTCCGCAATCCGGATCTGAGCGTTGCCACCCAGGGCGAGACCATCGAGTGGCAGACGCCGGAGCTGGAAGCGACAATCCAGCGCAGCGACGCGTCCGGGCATCCCTGGTATCGTCTCAGCACGGAGCTGGACAGCGAGGAGGACGCCATCGCCGCCATCGAGGCCTATCTGGCCGTCACCGGAGGTTAATCAATGAAGGTTGTCGAAATCGAAGCCCTGGGCGAGAAGCGGCTTATGTGCTGCAACCTTAGGACGATGAAGCAGATCACCAAGAAATTCGGCGGCAGCGCCGGAATGCGGAAAAAACTGTCCGGGGCGAAAGTAGACGAGACGCTGGATACGACGGTCTGGCTGATTTCGGCAATGTTGGACGGGGGCTATCGGTATGCCCAGAAAAACGGCATACCGTGTGCCACACCGCCCACGGAGGACGAGCTGCTGGACAGCTTTGGCCTGGATGATCTGATGGATCTCCAGCGTAAGGCCATGGAGGCCATGCAGGCGTCGAGCGAGCCGGACGTCAAGGCGGAGGCTATCGAAAGAAAAAACGGATAAGCCGGGCCGGTCCGACCGACCCGGCGTGGCTGGAATGGTATGGCCTCCACATCGGCCTGACCTATGACGAAACTCTTGATCTCCCCCTGGGCGAGCTGTTGACGCTGATCAATATCGATCAGATCAAGAGCGGGATCGCCAGGGAGAAAAAAGAGGAAACATTTTGGGACCTCCTGAAAAGGAAGTGATTTAATGGCCGTTGATATCGGGCCAAAAATCGGCATCGAGGGCGAATCTGACTTTAGGCGGCAGATCAAAAATATAAACGAGCAGATCAAGACACTTGGGTCCGAAATGAAGGTCGTCGACGAGGCTTTCCGCGGGCAGGAAAAAAGCGAGGAAGCCCTGACCGAAAAAAACCGAGTTCTAACCGAGCAGATTGGCAAACAGCGCGAGAAGGTCGAGCTGCTGACTAAGGGCCTCCAGGAATCCGCTGAGAAATACGGCGAAAACGATGAGCGGACCTTGAAGTGGAAGCAGTCAGTCAACAACGCCACTACTGAGCTGTATAAGATGGAAAACCAGCTCGACAAGACCACCGGAGAGCTGAAGGACGAAGGCACAGAGGCGGACAACGCCGGCAAGGAAACGAAGGAAGCCGGGCAGGACGCCAAGGACAGCGCCGCTGACTGGTCGAAGCTGGGCGACGTCGTTGTCGGCGTGGGGGCGGCCATGGCGGCCGCCGCTGCCGCCGCCGGCGCTGCAATCGTCGGCGCGGCCAAAGCTTTGACCGATTTCGCGGTGGGCGGCGCGGAATACGCTGACAACATCCTCACCATGTCCACCGTGACCGGAATGTCTACGGAAAAGCTCCAGGAGCTGGCCTATGCTGCCGATCTGGTGGATGTGAGCGTAGAAACGATCACAGGTTCCATGCGGAAAAACTTTTCCGCCATGACAAAGGTCCAGAAGGGCAACAAAGACCTGGCTGCCGTCTACGAATCTCTGGGCGTGGCGGTCCTGGACGCAAACGGGAACTTGCGGGACGATGAGGAAGTTTACTGGGAACTGATTGAAGCCCTGGGCAACGTCGAAGACGAAACGCTGCGTGATCAGCTGGCCATGGAGCTGCTAGGGAAAAGCGCTCAGGATCTGAATCCGCTGATCCTGGCCGGCGCGGACGGCATGGCCAAGCTGGCCGAGGACGCGCATCAGGCAGGTTACGTTCTTAGTGATGAAACCCTTTCTGCCTTTGGGAATTTCAGTGATCAGTTGGGCCGACTGGATAGTGGAGCGCAGGCGGCTAAAAATGCACTGGGAACAATTCTCCTGCCGGTTTTGACTGATCTGGCGGGGACCGGCACAGACCTACTTGGCGAATTTACTAACGGTATCTTAGATGCTGATGGAGACATCACCAAACTGGGAGATGTTGTCGGAGAAGTTTTCCCCAAGGTCCTGGATGTTATTCTTAAGTTCGTCCCCGAATTGATATCCCTTGCCGGCACTCTGGTTTTGAGTCTGGCGGAAGCGCTTACGTCTGAGGACAATCTGAGCAACTTGGTCGACGCGGTGACGTCTCTGACCCTGGATCTGGTGGCTGCCGCGCTGAATTTGCTTCCTGAGCTTGTAACGGTGGCTTTTAGGGCGATCGAGACGCTGGTACGCGGGCTTTTAGATCCTCAGAACATTGAGACCGTAGTCAATACCGGCATCGAGCTCCTGCTGACGCTGATCAACGGTCTGACCAGCACATTGCCTGAGCTGATCACCCTGGCCGTCAGTGCCGTCTTGACGCTGGTCGACGCCCTGACGGAGCCGGATAATATACTTCTGCTGCTGGATGCAGCAATCGCCCTGATCTTCGCGCTGGCCGAGGGGCTGATTTCCGCACTTCCCAAACTCATCGAAAAGGCGCCGGAGATCATTGCGAATTTGGTAGAGGGTTTGATCAAAGCTGCTCCCAAGTTGCTGGAAGCGTCACTGGAGCTGATGCTGACGATCATGCAGGGCCTGGTCGACGCTTTTGCCTATATGATCGAGACCGGAAAACAGATCGTTGAAAAAATTAAGGAAGGGTTCCAGGCAAAGGTCGAAGAGGCAAAGGAATGGGGCCGAGATCTGATTCAAAACTTTGTAGATGGCATCACGGAAAAGTGGAATAAGCTCAAAGATTCCGTGTCCGGTGTGGCTCAGACGGTGAAGGACCTCATCGGTTTCTCTGAGCCGAAGGAAGGGCCGTTGTCGAACTTCCACACCTTCGCCCCGGATATGATGGACTTATTTATCCAGGGCATTAAGGACAGTACCGGGAAACTGCAATCTCAGCTCGCCAGGTCCTTTGACGTGGAGGGCCTGATGGGCGGGGCGATGCTTGCCGGCGCAGCTGCCCAGCGGCAGCAGGTCGTGTCTCTGGATGCGTCCAGCCTGGCGGCGCTTCAATCGACCGGAGGCGGCGGGGAGACGGTTGTGAGCATCAATTTCACCGGGAGCCTGGCCCAGCTGGGCCGGCTGCTGCAGCCGGAGATCCAGACGGCGACCCGGATGCGGGGCGCGAGCCTGGTATCTGCATAAGGAGGGGAAAATGGGACTTTTGTATATTGTCATGGATGGGATCGAATATCAGGTGCCCATTGAGTATCCTTCTCTGTCCCGCTCAATTAGCTTCCTGGAGGGGAAAAACGCGGGGATCATGCAGTCCGGCCTGGAGACGCTGGACACTATCGGGACGAAGATTGGGTACAGTCTGCACATCCCCGCGCAGCACCGGAACCAGGCGGACTACGACGCTTTTTTCGAGGCGATCAGTCGGCCTAATCGGGAGCATTATGTGGTGCTGCCTTACGGCCAGTCTGAGATCGAGTTTTTCTGCAAGGTCGAAGGCGGATCTGACAAAATGCTGGACCCGTTTCTCCAGTATCGCCGCTGGGGAGATTTGACGGTGACGTTTACGCCGCTCTCTCCTCAGCGGACCCCGTAAGGGGGCGAAATTATGGCGCAGTATAGGATAACGATTGGAGATCTTGATTTTAACGGTGACTCCATCCTCCTGGGCAGCCTGGATATAGCGACGGTAGTCGATATCGTTGGATCCGAGCTGGCTGCGGACACCTTTACCGTCGTGGTGGACTTCGTAACGGGGGAATGCTTTTTGTTTTCCCCCGCCGATTACGACGGCGTTCTGACTCAGGATCTTTATTTCTTCGGGACCGCTGACGTCGTGACGGGAGATCTGACGGCTATCCCTTACGGTACGCCGATCAATTTCTACGACGGCAATACCCGTCTGGCGAAGTTCTACGTTCACGATGTGGCCAGGATCAGCAAGACGCGGTATCAGATCAACGCCATGTCCGTGATCGGCTTCTTGGAAAACATCCGTCATATGGGCGGAGTATACGCCAGCGCAACAGCCGGCGATATGATCAGCGAGATCGTCGCCGGCACGTTTTCCTATACGATCAACGCCGCCGTCGCGGAGCAGATCGTGGTCGGCTGGCTGCCCATCGACACAGCCAGGGCGAACCTGCACAAACTCCTTTTCGCCCTGGGGATCGCTGTCATCAAAGACAACGCCGGGGATGTGGTCTTCACGTTCCTGTCCAATAATGCGCCCACGCCGGTGCCGGATGACCGGATTTACCTGGGCGGCAATGTGACGTATAACGCCCTGGCGACGGCGGTGGAGGTTACCGAACATTCGTTCTACAAGGGGAATGGTACCGCGGCGACGCAGATCTTCAGCAATGCCGGCGGGATCGCGGCGGATCATCTGTTCGTGGCGTTTTCTGAGCCGCACTATGACATCCAGTCTTCCGACTTGACGATTCACGAAAGCGGAGATAACTATGCGATAGTCAGCGGCGTGGGGACGCTCATGGGCAAGCCCTATCGGCATGAGACAAAGGTCTACCAGCAGGCGATTCCTGATTCTACAGGGATCATCCCCAACGTGATCTCGTCCAGTGAGGACACGTTGGTGAATCATCTGAATGCTTTCAGCGTCCTGGATCGGCTGGTCGCTTATTACGGAACCAGGAAGACAGTAAATGCAGATATCATCCTGGCCGGCGAGAAGGCAGGCACTGCGATATCCTTCACCGACGCCTTCGGAGACGTAACGACCGGCTTCCTGGCTCAGATGGACGTACTGGCGTCCACGTTTCTGAGGGCCAGGTGCAAAATCCTGTCCGGATACACGCCCACCGGCCAGGGGAATCATTATGAACACGCGGTCCTGATCACGCAGGACGGGACCTGGACCGTTCCTGCCGGCGTGACGGCGATCTGCATCGGCCTGATCGGCGGCGGCACTGGCGGCTACGGCGGAAACGACGGCGAGGTTGGAGCTGGCGGCTGGCTGCGTCCGTCCCACGGAGAAACCGGTGATCAGTCCTGGCGTGGAATAGAGCTTGGAGACTACTATGCCGCGCAGTACAGTTGGTATGATCCGCAGCCGCTGAAAAAAGGCGGTGCTGGCGGCGCGCCGGGAAGTCCGGGAAAATCCTACGTCATCAATGCGACCGTCACACCCGGCGAGGTTATCACGATTGCCCTTGGATCTGGCGGTTCAGGCGGCGCGAGGAATGGCGGTGCTGGAACTGCCGGGACGGCTACCACGGCATCCTCCTCCAGCCTGGGCAGCATATCGTCCGAGCTTGGCCTTGCCGTGGATAACGGATTTATGGATGTTTTCACGGGCAAAACATTCGCCGCAATCGGAAAAACAGGCACACCTGGCGGTGATGGCGGCCAAACCGATCTCCTCAACCTCCAGGGGAACAGCGGCTATGATGGCCTCTCTGGAGGCTCTGTTGGAGAGTACAGCGGCGGTGCTGGCGGGGCCGGTCTCCGGGAATCCGGTAACTGGGCCTTTGCATCTGGCGGCGGCGGCGGCGGTGCTGCCGTTGGAGCCGCTGGTGGAGCCGGTATAAAAACAACCGAGGAAAACGCTGGCGTGACGATCATCACCATCACAACAGGCTCAGGTGGAGCGGGCGCTGATGCTACGGCCCCCAGCCAAGCCTACTACGGTTGCGGTGGAGACGGAGGCAATGGCGGCGGTGCTGGCGGAAATGCTGGGGCCGGGAAATTCGAAGGTATGAATTGGCATGACTACTACTTTCTTGGCGAGCGTGGCGCGGCTGGCAAAGGTTCCGCTGGCGGCGCCGGTGGAGAAGGGGCAGTAATCATCTATTACTGAGGTGAGAATATGGCAAATCCGATTTATCACAGCCAATACACGGCAGCTCAGATCGAGGCCGCTATCGGTCATGGGCCGAGAGTGAATAACAGTGGATTTTGGGAGACCTGGAATGTCTCCACTATGGCCTATGAGAATACTGGCGTGGGAGCTGGCGTTCAGCCTCCCACCGTAGTCACCCAGGCCAGCCAGATGACTAACCACGGGTATGTCTACATCTACAACGGCAGCGAGGATGGGTATATTCCCGGGTATTGGTATTACTGGAATGGAACAGCGTGGATTGCCGGAGGTGCTTACCAAGTGGCAGCAACTGATCCCACCCTGTCCGTATCCGGCGGTGTAGCTGATGCTAAGATCGTGGGTAATGCTCTCAATGCCAGCTATGCTCAGCTGGACTGGACTCCTGGGCTGACCCTGGGAAAATACATCAAATTTGCGGATGGCACGGAAGGGTCGAGCAACAAATACTGCCGCACGACTTTATGGAACGGTTACCATTACCGCATCGCTATCGAGATCGCAGATCCGACATATACCGTATCTGTTGCCTACTTTGCGAAGGGCGGCAGTGTCAGCACGGGAGCAGGATTCCTGGGCCATGATGCTTACACAAGTGGAATGCATTATATCCCGATGAAGGCTTATCTGTTTGGCCTGTCTTTCCGAAGGGCTGATCAGGCTACAATGACCAGCTCTGACCTGACGGCAATCTCAGCTGCGCTCAAGGCGTATGGCATTACAGACAACACGCTGACGCAAAAAGGCATCGCTGCTGACGCTCAGGTCACGGGGGACGATTTGAGACTCTTGACTGCTACTAAAGCCCAGGCCATTACCACCCGATACAGTGGCAATCCTGCCAACTTTTCCGCCGCAGCTGCGTCCGATATTGCGTCTCTGATCATCAATATCACACCCGCCCGGAGCGGTTCAGGGACTCCCGCTCCGGGAAACGTCCGGGAAATCAGCGGACGAACTGGATGCAGCCTTAACCGCAGCGGATCTGACGCTTCCAGCCCTACTACCAAGACATATTCTTGGGAGGATACTGCTGGGACGGTGTACTATGCTGAGTTGGATGTGATCCTTGGTATCCTTACGGTTTATCCTTGCTCTAAAGTTCTCCAAAAATCATCTTGGTCTTGGCAGACCTGGACTCCTTCCGGGGCTTCGTATACCTACTTCTGCCGCACGGTTGATGCAATGAAGACTTACCCGGACAGGATTATGTGTGATACCTTCCAGAAAACTACCTCTCAGTCTTCGGCTCCCAATTACTCCTGGTACAATGCCCCGGATCGGTACTATAATTTCAATTTCAAGATGGAAAATGGCACTACGTTGTCTCAGTTCAAGTCTTTCCTCGACAACAACGACGTGTATGTGCTGTATCAGTCTGGCGCGCCGTCCGTTTATCACTTAGACCCTTATGTTTTCCGTGCCCTTAGCGGGGAGAACAACATTTGGTCTGATGCGGGTTCTGTGTCAGTTGATGTCGTGACTGAGATTAAGCAGTATGTCTCATCTATGGTATCCGGATTGCAGGATGGGATTGACAATCTGAGCCAAAGAGCGGACGATCTGGACGCTCACGCTGAGTATCTACTGGATGCTGATTATAGATACCTGTATAATGGCAATCTGATCGACTATGAAAACGATATTGCAACTACGTATGCCAGATATGAGATTGCCAGGTGGCCCATTTCCGAGATCAACCTGGATTATAATGTGCGCGTTAGGTTCGACTCAATTACTACAGATTACTCGGCAAGTACCGGACTACAGGTTTTCTATTACGATTCCTCCGGGCTGCATTCCATCGGAAGCATACTCACGTCTCCTGGCAGCAAGTCCTACACCATACCATCTACTGCAACGCAAGTCAGGCTGTATGCCGTTTTCAATTATGGCTCCGGGTCTAGTGTGGTTGGATACAAGACCACAATTAAGGGGATAGTTGTATACAACAATTACTGGGGATGCAGTTGGCTGGCGAACCGCAACTTCCGGGTGTCGCCCAAAACAATCTATCCCAAAGTCCCGGAGTATTACTACGAGGACTCGTATATCGCCGGTAAGTTGTCTACAGTCCGGACGCTTGCCGAGAAATCTGCAATCGGTGACAACTTTGTGTTCGTGACAGACTGCCATTGGGCGCGGAATGCCGGAATCAGCCCGGAACTGATCAACTACATCCTGCGTAGGACAAACGTCAGATTTGTTGTCGACGGTGGTGACACCTATGACCACGAATCGTCAAAGGCCGCTGCCAGGACTGCCATTGTAGACTTTACATCAGCGTTTAATTCGCTGAAAGACAACCTGTATCACGTGATCGGGAATCATGAGTACAACAATGCGGGCGGGACTACCTCATCAGTGCAACTTAACTCTGCCGAGATTTATACGCTGCTTTGCAAATCCCGGGAGCAAACCTTTGTGTCAACAAACGGGGCTGATTATTGTGTGGACAACAAAGCCCAAAAAATCAGGTATTTTTTCATCGGTTGCGATTATGCGGGAAACGTGACCGAGGCCACCAACACCTGGTTTACCGCTCAGCTTGCCGCGGTGCCTGACGGATGGAATGTCATGGTCTTCTCTCATGCCACATTTGGGGCCGATGAGCATATCAGCGTAACACTTAATACGATAGTCGGTATGCTTGAGGCTGCAAAGGCGAGTCAGCGCATTAACGTGATCGGCATCCTTGGAGGCCACGTACACAAGGATCTTAGTGAAACATCCTCCGGAGGAATACTAGTGGTGTCTACCACTTGCGACACGATTCCCAATAACTCTACCACCAGGATTGCCGGGACGATTACCGAGCAAGCGTTTGATATTGTCACGCTTGATCTGACCAACCGCAAACTCTACATGACGCGCATCGGATACGGGTCTGACAGGGAATTTAGTTTTTGAGGATGATGAGGTATGATATCTGCTCTGCATCTGTTATGGATAGTCCCGTTGACGGCATTGATCACGGTCATGGTCATCGCACTGTGTGCGGCGGGGAGTGATGAAAAATGAGCGTACAGAAAGTAATGGAGATCGCCAGGGGGGAGCTGGGGTATACCGAGTATCCCCCAGGGAGCAACCGCACGAAGTACTGGCAAGAATACGGCGAAGGCTGGCAGGGGCAACCGTGGTGCGTGGCGTTCCTGTGGTGGTGCTTCCGGCAGGCCGGTGAGGGCAATGCTTTCTTCGGCGGCGCACGGACTGCATCCTGCGGAACCATCCTCCGCTGGTATCAGGAACAGGGGTTGACCGTGCCTGTGGCGGATACACAGGTTGGGGATATCGTCCTGATGAATTTCCGAGGAGGAAGAGATCCGGAGCATTGCGGGTTGGTGACCGACCCTTACTGGCATTACGACGCCAGATATGTCACAACCATTGAGGGCAACACGTCCCCGGGAGCGGAGGGAAGCCAGGATAACGGCGGCTGCGTTGCGCTGAAAAGGCGTTATCCGTATCAGATCGTGGCCGTGTGCCGCCCGCAATACAAAGCAGAGGAGGTCAAGCCAGTGGACGATATTACCGGGCATTGGGCCGAGAAAGCAATCAACTGGGAACTGGACGTTGGCATCTCCAACGGCTACCCGGATGGCAGTTACAGGCCCAACGCATTTATCACCCGTGCCGAGGATGCTGCAAAACTCTATCGGTTTTGTGAGATGATGGAGAAGGAGTTGTCCGAACTCCGGGCTGAGATTGCAAGGTTGAAGGAGGTAGTAAAATGAAGATGTTTCTGAAGGCGGCGGCGATCCGGGCCGTGCGGACGATCGCTCAGACCGCAATCGCCACCATCGGCACTTGCGCGGTGCTGTCGGACGTCAACTGGGCCGTGGTCGCATCCGCGTCAATCCTGGCGGGCATCCTGTCCATCCTCACCAGCGTGGCCACGGGCTTGCCGGAGGTGGAGGAATGAGCGACGTAACACGGGAGGAGTTCGACCGCCTCCAAGCCCAGGTCGAAAGCAACACCAAACGCTTGTCGGATGGGGATAGCACCCTGAAGCTGATAAACTATCGCCTGGACGAAATCGATAAAAAGCTGGACAAGCTGGACACCGCCCTGATCTCCCTCCAGCAGAAACCCGCAAAGAAGTGGGAAAGCATATCCTCCTCCGTCCTGCAGTGGGTGGTCACTGCTCTGCTGGCGTACATAGCTGTGCGGGTGGGGCTGGCGTGATTCATTAGCATTTTCCATTAGCATTTTCGGAGAAAAGCGGCTTTCTGAAAGATAAATTTTATTTCTTTTATGAAAGCATCATTTCACGCTTGAATGGCCAGAAAACCGCATAACGAGAAGGAAAACCGCTCAACCATCAGGCTGGGCGGTTTTCTCGTTTGTGGTGGAGGCGGGGGGAGTCGAACCCCCGTTAAGCATCCCAAGAGTCGCTCAACCATGCGGTTTCCTCCTGATCGTTAGTAACTCCGTTAGCATTTTGAAAGAATGCCATCATCTTGCTGAGCTGCGAGTCTATATATTTCTTCGACAGATGGGTGTATATTTCCGTCACGATCTTGTCATTCTTCCAGCCACCGGTGGCGCAGGTCGCCTTCACCGGCACGTTCAGGAAGAAGCATAGCGAGGCGTAAGAGTGCCGGAGCCCGTGTTGTCCGACCTGTGGCAGGCCCAGGCGCTGGCAGATCTGATTTGCCCTACGGTACACGGAATTGGGTCTTTCCTTAACCACCTTGCCGCTTTTTTCCGGCACAGCATCCAGGGCGTCGCGGAGCTGGGGGATCAGGATCGGGATATACCGGCTTGATTCATCCGTTTTGTTTTCGTCTTTGTAGACGTACTCCCGGGCCTTGTTCTGGACCATGGCGCCCGAAATGTGA